AACGGTATAATTTATCTCCTGAAGAAGGATTGGAACTATATAGTAATTTTGTCAAAGACCAGCGATTATTGTGTTCAACCGTGATAGAACGGAATTCAATTTATATGGAAAAGATGGCGGATACAGCGCTGTTCTTAGGATGGATAATCAACCTGATCAGTATCATTGCACCAGTAACAGATGCAAACATATCAGATTCCGTAATAATTTTATTAGCGGGGGTTGGTAATCTGGTAGCGGTTATGCTATCTACTGTGGTAAAATACCTTTCAATTGACGACAAGATACAATTATTTAAATTGATGGAGATTTCGTTCCATCGATTATACGATGAAATAGAGTTTCAAATGGCTCGTGTGCATAATGGTAGTGAAGATGAAAACAGAAAGGAACAAGAAAAATTCTGTTTACAAATTTATAATAAGATTAACGAAATCAGAACAACATGTCCGTTTGTGATCCCGAAAAGCGCGTTAGAATACCATTATAATCAAGATTATATTATTCAGTTGAATAACATTGCTATTAATGATTTGGTGGCTTCATTGATGAAACGGCAATTAAAAGACGAAGATATGTCTATAGAAATAACAGATTAATAAAACAATTAGACCTATTTTAATTGTTTTACGAATATTTTCAAAAGAACAATCGGCATTATAAAACCTTCAAGAGTGTAAAAAAGGTGTAATAATCACGTATTATGCACTTATTCACATTCACCCGTTTTTTTATTTCTTCGTGTACCATTTGGACATCTAGGTCGTTTGACTCCTGATTTAGTTTTCTTAACTGATATAGATGATGTTTGTGTTTTGAGTGTAGGTACGATGGTATTAGTTGGTTCTATCTTTTCACATTCTCCCGTTTTTTTATTTCTTCGCGTTCCGTTCAAACATTTTTTTAGTTTATGTATTTGAGAAGGTAATTCTGGACCTATTGGTCGTTTTACAGTATTGTTAGTATCAAGTGGTACATCTATCAGTATTTCTTTACTATCCTTTCTACTATTTTCTACTTTAACAGTTTTATTTTTTTTCTCTTTTGTTTTAACACGACTCATTTGTTTATTTTTACTCGATTTTACAATATTTATTTTTAGAGGTGTTATTTTAACTTCTTTGAACCTCATGCATCCAGTAGGTATTTTAAATTGTTCATCATTAATGAAAGATGCCTTTACAACAAATTCTTGTCTTTTGTTACCGATAAGATATTTATCTACCAATGTAAATTTTATATTTCTAGGTAATAATATTTCTTCTTCTCCTTTGAACTTTGAAGTATGCTTCATGTCTATATGAGGCATTCCTTCATCTAATATAATCTTGTATATACAACAATTCGGTCCCATGAAACTCTCAGCTACCCGTCTCGCTTTACTTACAGATGTATAATTTTTTGCGATGGCGGTGTCTCCAATTTCATTCATATATTCAGGTTTAACAAAGGCTTTTCTTTCATTTGTTCTAAATTTATTTTTCATTCCACGCCATAAAACAAGAGGCTTATTACTTACACGAGGCGCTGTTTCCAAAAATGCATTATCTATATAACTAATTTTATCCTTTACATTTTGTATAGCACTCTCTTTGGTATCACCATAACGCTCGTAATGTTTACTAAAATCGGCTTGTTTAAAATATGTATCGCCTTGTATTAAATATTGATTTATTGCTTGGTCCCATTGATAACTATAATTTGTTAGTGCGTTGTTTGTTGAATCATCAAAGTAAATATCGACACTATGTCGCAAATTATAGTATTCGTTAGGATCTTTTTTATATAGTTGTAAATGTGCCATTTTCATTTCTTTTAAATTGATAAACGAATCTGTAATATCATTTTTTTCTAATTTATATATGCGGGACTTTGACGTATTAAGTGTTTTGACAAAATTACTATAATTTATCACGAATGATTTATTCATAAAAAACCCGACATTGATGTAGGTTGGTTTTAATTTATTTGTAGAATCTACGTTTAATTGATTATTATTCAAAACGCATCTTTTGAATACAATGTTATCTATTGGAGATATGAAATAACTTTTTTTTAATAAAAATATATTTGATTCATCTTTCATGTTTTCATCTACTAGATAAAATACAATATTGTCATTATCTTTATCTAACCATTCTTGAATATTAAATTCGTCCAATGTTATAGGGTCGATTCCCTGTTTACTAAATAAATCCATATATATATATATATTATATACAGATTAATCATAATTATTATGAAAATATATATGATTACTTATTCACCATGACCTCTTTGATGACTCCCCTGATTATTTTATCTTTGAATTGTTTGTTCTCTTCTTCGCCAAATCCACCGAGAACTGCTTGAGTCATATTCATGTACTCCATATTGTCTGGAGAATCAAATACTTGATATCCTGGATGTTCTTCGGTCCATTTTGGTATATTTCTGCAATTTTTATTGGCGACTTGTCCGATTATTTTGCCCATTTTATCTTTCGGATTCGCTTGTTTTTCCCATTCGTTATTGTCTTTGATATACAATGTCTCACGTTTCATGTCGGTACAATGAAGAGGACGCTTATAAATGTCCAATTCTTGTAATTTATTGATTAAAATACGTGAAATTCCTCCGACATATCCCAATCTGCCTGTTTCTGTCAGGTCTTCTAAGTCTAATTCCATATTTTCAATGAAATCAGACATATTTATCGCATCTTTGCATTGTTCATTCAAGAAGAAATTCAAATTGAATTTTTGATTGTTATTGTTGTTCGTGATGTGTTGGTTCTCTATATGTTGTCCACCTGTTTTGACTGCTTCGATGAGTTGTTTCTGTAGTTCTTGGTTTTGTTTGAGAAGTTCGATGATTAGTTGAGAATCACTGGTTTTTGTTGAGGTTTCTGGCAGTATTTCTTGAGTATAGGGAACTCTATCGCACTTCTGCTGGTGCTTCCAGAACGAGCCCCGACTTTTGTATTGTTTTTCACAAAATTCGCAAATGTAATAACGGGGTTTATTTATGCTTCCATCTGCTTCCTTTTTATGTTTTGCAGTGAGTAAATGTTTATTGTAGTCTTTTTTATTGCTCGTATTGTAGTTACAACATTTACATTCAAAAATCTTGGGGATTTTTTGGGATTTTTGTGCTTCCATATTTTCTATATTATGGAGACAAAAAAATCCCTAAATCATTCCGCATCAAAATAATAAAAAAAAGTATGCAGTCAAATATTTCAAGGAAAAATCCAAATCACTGCATTATGCTTTGAACGTGTTTTTTAAAAACTTCAGATTCGTAAACTATTTTGTAAAAATGAAAATTGGACATTTTAAAAATGTCCAAAAGTGCAAAAATCTTCAGAGAGTTGGAATCTAAAAAACATACTTTTTGAAATTATATAAATCTAACAGACTATAATTATTGTATGCCAAAATACTCTATGGATTATAAGAAATGTCTAGAAAAGCTTGAAAAAGATAATAATGTTACATTAGAATATACAGGACGTATAACAAAAAAGTCCAGTATATCTGGAAAATGCAGTGTAAATGGTTGTGAATGTAATGTTAAAGGAATATTACACAAAATGATAGATGACGAATTAGTTATGTGCAAATATCATTTACTCGGTTATAAAAGATATGGAAGTATTGAAGATGTTTTACGTAAAATAAGACAAATGACACAGATTTATACACTTGATATACTCACGCATACTCAAATGAAGAAATCAAAAATTAATAATGAAGTAAAACTATGGATACGTTCAGTAACTGATTATTATAAGTTGGATATAAAAAATATACAACAAGACCTCGGTTATGACAAATACATACAACATAAGCAAGATTCAGAAAGAATTATCGAAGAAAATAATATGATGGCAACAATCAAAGAGTTAGTTTCTAATAATGGGGTGCGTGCATTAAATAGAGAGTGGTTAGAAAATAATAGTCAACCTGGATTTTTTAGTAAATTGAAATATAAACAAACGAAAAATAAAGACTTCTTGTTCAAAAACATTGCAAAATCGCTTGGTTGTCTTGAAGAATGGAAAAATTGGTATAATGAACAGCATGGTAAAATGGTAAGTGAAAGTTGGAAAGATAGACAAAATGATATCGCGGACATACTTGAAAAAGCAAAAAAACAATTAAAACGATTATATGAAGAAAAAGGAATAGAAGTCCTGAATACTGAGTTTTTACAAGGAAATCATCCTGAAATATATAGGATAATATTTACTAATTCTCGAAATACTTTTGAATCCATAGCAATCTACCTTGAATGTATTGATGAATATAAAACATATCGCAGCGATCAAATAACAAAGAAAGCAAATAGAAATATTCGCACAAAGGACAAATTCGATGAAGAATGCTCTGAAATTTTTAATAAATATGGTTATTTCCCAGGTGCGAGTATATTACGAAATAATGGTTATGGTATGTTTGTAAGCGACCTGTATAAAAAAGGATACTCCACACTTGATGAATTGAATTTAAAGTTCAAAGTGAATGTAGACACGAAATATATTGCTAGAAATGGTTTTAAAATGGATTCTGAATATGAAACGTCATTGGTAAATTATCTTTATAGTAGAGGTATTGATATGTCAAAAGGGCGTAAATATACAAATAATTATTCTGAACTTACCGGTAAAGGCGCAATATATGATTTACATTTAATATCTCCAATTTCGAATGAAGAAATATCGATAGAAGTATGGGGCGGAGCACGTGGACATCGTTCTAGAGAACAACAAGATAAATACGATAAAAAGCGACGTATGAAAGAACTTTCACATAAAGATAATAGTAATTTTTTGGGTATAAATGGCGAGGATTGTCACAATGAAGATAAATTGACGTCTATACTCGAACCTTATATTGGCATTATTGAACCATACGTGTTTGCCGATGAAAGAGATAAGATAATACACTATTCAAAGTGGAATCTTACCGATAATCTCGAAAGAGGTGCTAAGTATATATGTGATAAGTTAGGTAGAATCCCTTCTGGTCAGTGGATATTACGTAAAGCGAAATATAAAGATAGAAAAAGGAACGATTGGGAAATTACGCCAACATTTAATATTACTACGTTTTTTCACGCATTGCAAAGATTCGGTGGTATTGGTAAACTGAGACAATATACAAATACAAAACCTACCGTTAGAAGAAAGTATGAAGATTTCTATAACATTGATGGAATAACAAAATTCATAGAAAACACCTATAAATTGTATAAAGAATATCCAAAAGAAATTCACAATAAATACAGAAATGAAACGTATCGTATGAAAAAAAACAAGTCTGCGTGTAGTTTTAGTACCGACTACGAAGAATTATGCAAAAAATGTAAGTGTTTGATAGGTATGGTAAAAGACAAAAGATATGATATAATAAACGATGAAATATACGATGAAATATGTAATAAAAATAAATAATGCGAGTAATTGATGTTGTTTATATGATATCCATCAAAAATATCATATAAAACAGAAAATATAAATTAACGAGTGTCTACGCTAAGAAATGCGTTCGTTTTGCGACAGCCCCTTTGATGCGCAGATAAACTCTTCTTATTTGGTGCTGTGAACACATTACATAGTTCACAAACAATTCCAGTTTTGCGTGCCGACGCATATTTTGTGCACAAATACTTATCCAAAGAAACAAAGTTCAGGTTCTCCAACTGAGTCAACATTTTCTTATGGTGATCCTTACTCATCGAGATAATCGCGTCTCTTTGCGTAATAAACGATTGGAATTCACGATTTATATCATCGAGAACCTCTGTAGTGATAATGTTTTCCTCGTTTTCTGAATAAATAACATCTAATTTACTATCCAGGTTCTCAATGATGTCTATAGCGACTTGTATCTTTTCAGATGAATAGTCTACGTTATGAACGTAAACAAGGATAGACCCTTTG